TACCCAGACAGCTGGGAAACAGAAATCCTAACGTACAACATGCAGTACTTAGAGCCGCCTCTGCCCCTGTCAGAAGTGACGGTGGTGGCAAAGCAGCTTGAACGCAAAGATTACGCCTACAGGTGCAACGATGCGCCGATCAACGCGCACTGTAACAAGGAGCTCTGCCAAACCCGTAAGTTTGGCATTGGGAGCGCCATACAGAACGCTACAGTAGCCAATCTGCGTAAGTATAACTCAACACCCCCGGTTTGGTTTATGGACGTTAACGGCGAGCCTCTGGAGCTAGACACCGACGCTCTAATGAGCCAGCCCATGTTTCAAAAAGCTTGCATGGAGCAACTGAACTTCATGCCACGCAGCGTGGCAAAGCAACAGTGGGAGGGTCGGATCAGCGCCCTGCTTACAGAAATGCGCGAAAACGAAAGCGCCATCATGGAAGTCGCCGTGGACGCCAGTATCAGCGGGCAGTTCTACGATTACCTAGAAGAGTTTTGCCGCTTCCTACAGCAAGCGCAGGACAAAGAAGAAATCTTGCTTCGCCGCCCTTGGACTGACGAGGACGCTATGGTTACTTACTTCCGCCTCAAGGACTTTGAGAACTTTCTAAAGAAGAACAAATTCTTTGAGTATAAGTCGCACCGCATTGCTCAACGCCTGCGGGACATCAACGGCGACAGCACTGTACTCAAGATCAAAGGTCGAGCCGTCCGCGTCTGGCAAATACCTGCCTACAATGTAGGAGACATGGACATATCCACACCGGACTTTGCGCCAAAACATGGGAGCCCGTTTTGAGTAAGAACGTTTTTAAAGAAATGCGTAACGCCGAAATCGTTCACATGATCGATCAAAGGCACATGACAAAAACAGCGGTGGCTAAGTGGTTCAACATTAGCAAGCAGCGCGTCTGGCAGATTTACCAAAGGGAGAAAGAGAATGTTCAGGATATTCGGCCCACCGGGGACGGGGAAGACAACTCGACTTCTTAATATGGTCGATGACGCCCTCCAGAAGGGTGTCGAACCTCGCAGCATTGCTTTCCTAGCTTTTACACGCAAAGCGGCAAATGAGGCCAAAGAACGCGCGTCTAAACGCTTTAACCTAGACCCAAAGAAAGACCTATTCTACTTCAGAACCCTGCACAGTCTGGCGCTGACCTGTTCCGACATCCGGACCGAGCAAGTTATGCAAGATGAAAACTACAGAGAACTTTCTGAAAAGATGGGCGTGGAGCTTCAGATAACCCGTTCAAACAACTTTGACGACGATCTTCCCGATATAACCAAAGCCACAGACCCCATCTTAGGCATGATAAACCTTGCCAGAATGCGCAAAGTGTCCCTGCGTGACCAGTACAACTCTATGGATAGCCAGATTGAGTGGAACATTATCAAGTATGTGGACGAATGCTTGCGCAGCTACAAAGAAAACCTAGAGATGTACGACTTCACAGACATGCTCGAAAGCTTTCCAGAAGAGGGTTTCCGCTCGTGCCCCGCGTTTAAACTCTGCTTTGTAGATGAGGCGCAAGACCTCTCACCTATTCAGTGGGACATTGCTCATATTTTAGATGAAAAATCTGACCGCATGTATTGCGCCGGGGACGATGACCAAGCTATCTATAGGTGGGCTGGGGCAGACGTAGATCACTTCATTAACCTCGACGGTGGGTCAGAGACCCTGTCTCAGTCCTACCGCATACCACTAGAGGTGCACCGTCTCGCTGAACGGGTCGTGGGACGCATAGATAAAAGGTTCCTAAAAGATTATAAACCCCGAGTGGATAGCCTCGGATCAGTGCGCCGCATCTTTAGTATCGAAGAGATGGACATGTCAGAAGGATCATGGCTCGTGCTTGCTCAAGCCGGATACCAGCTACAGCCTGTAGCTACCGAGCTAAAGTCCAGCGGATACTTGTACGAATACCGCGGCCATCGGTCCATATCAGAAAAACTAAGTGACGCCGTAAACGGCTGGGAGCAACTGCGCAAAGGTAGAGATATACCCGGCGCAACCGCTAGAAAAATCTATGCCTACATGTCAGTCGGGGATCGTATCACCCGAGGGTTTAAAAAACTGCCCGGTCTGGAAGACCAAGACATGGTTAACATGCAAGACTTGATCGTTAACCACGGGCTTTTAGCCGACGAGAGTATGATCTGGTCAGAGGCAATGAACAAAATACCAGACGGGGACAGGGCATATGTAACCGCGCTTCTGCGTCGGGGGGAAAAGTTTAATGGTGAGCCCAGAATAACGGTCTCTACCATCCACGGGGCAAAAGGTGGGGAAGCGGATAACGTCGTATTGTTTACCGATTTATCACCCGCAGCCGAACAACAGATGAATGTTAACTCTGATGACATGCACCGCGTTTTTTACGTCGGTGTAACTAGAACCAAAGAGAATTTATTCATCGTCGAACCACAGGACTTCACAAGGAGCTATAACCTATGAATTATTGGAATTACCTATGTAAATGCGGACATAGATGGACCTGTTGGTGGGACAAATACTCTAAGGACGAATGCTCGGAGTGTGGGGAACACGTTTTACCAGAGGAAAAGCTACAATGAAACTAACTAGACAACACGAGATCGATGCCGAGGCCGCAGTATTCTCTAGTAAAAACCCCAAGGTTAATGAACTGTTTGTTCGTTTTACAACAGAAATTATTAACCGAGGGTTCAAGAACTACTCAGTCAGTGCTGTTTTTGAGCGAATTCGCTGGGAGACAGACCAAGCAGATGTAGATGGTAAGTCTACGTTCAAGCTAAACAACAATTACCGCGCTTGGTATGCTCGTAGATTTATGGAAGCGAACCCCGAACATGCAGGGTTTTTTAGAACCAGACGCCGTACAAGTGCGTTGCAAGACGCTTTAGGTCTTCCCGAACTTACACCCAAGGATTTTGAATATGAAACGTGATGAAGTCTTAGACAAAGCAAAAGAGCTTATTAACGGCCAACGCGCCAAAGATTACGGGGATGCTTACAACAATCATGCTCGAATTGCAGATGGGTGGAATATTATAATGAGCGGGGCATTAAAAAGCCACGGTTATCTAACCCCGGCCCACGTTACGTTGATGATGGATTGGGTTAAAACAAGCCGTCTTATAGAAACGATAGGCCATGAGGATTCGTGGGTGGATAAAGCCGGATACACCGGGCTGGGAGCGGAATTTGTCGAACGAGACGCAGTACCAGTAGAAAAAATCATAAAGAGAATAGAAGATGAAGCTTAAAATGGCTACTCCATCGCTTAATTCAGAGTGGGTTCCACCCGCAGAACTGCCCGATCTTACTGATGCAAAGACAATTGCCATCGATGTTGAGACCCGAGACCCAAATATCAAGAAAAACGGTCCCGGTTGGGCTGTGGGCGACGGTGAAGTGGTCGGATATGCCGTCGCAACAGCCGACTGGGCGGGATATATCCCTACAAGACACCGCGGCGGCGGCAATTTGGACGAGAAAATCGTCAATAAATGGCTAAAAAAGGTTTTTGAGTGCCCCGCAGACAAAGTTATGCACAACGCCCAGTATGATGTGGGCTGGATCAAACGCATGGGCTTCGAAATCAACGGTCGGATCATCGATACGATGGTTGTCGCGTCACTTTTGGACGAAAATAAGTTTTCTTATGCACTAAACTCACTAGCTTTCGAATATTTAGGCCTCGCAAAGAACGAGAGCCTGCTCAGAGAGGCCGCAAAAGAGTTTGGGTTCGATCCAAAGGCCGATATGTGGAAAATGCCCGCCATGTACGTCGGACCATATGCCCAAACGGACGCCGAAGTGACCCTACAGCTATGGGATTATCTAAGAGTGGAGGTCGGAAAGCAAAATCTTTGGAATATTGTTAATCTAGAATTGGATTTGCTCCCCTGCTTGGTCAATATGACATGGAGAGGTGTTCGTGTTGACATGGACAAGACCGAAAGAACACGCGACGCGATCCTCAAGCGAGAAAAGACCGTTTTAAAGGAAATAAGGAGCCTTGTTGGTAATGATGTGGAAATATGGGCGGCAAACTCTGTGGCGAAAGCCTTTGATAAGTTATCAATACCATATCCAAAGACAGAAAAAGGCGCTCCATCGTTTAAAAAGCAGTTTTTGGCCGAACATCCGGAAAAATTACCTCAATTAATCGTTCAAGCCCGAAATCTTAACAAAACCAGCGGAACTTTTATAAATAACATCTTAAAATTCTGCCACAGCGATGGTCGAGTGCATTCGCACATCAATCAGATCAGAGGAGACGATGGCGGCACTGTCTCAGGCCGCTTTTCGATGAATAACCCTAACTTACAACAAATCCCGGCCCGCGATCCTGAGATCGGGCCCCTTATCCGGTCATTGTTCCTGCCAGAAGAGGGAGAACAGTGGGCGTCAATCGATTACTCGCAGCAAGAACCGCGCATCTTGGTTCATTACGCTCATGTCTACGGCAAAAGCCGGGGGGTCGCGCTTCGCGGGGTCGAAGAGTTTGTTGAGAGCTACAAAAACGATCCAAACATGGATTTTCACACAATGGTCGCCGAAATGGCCGACATCCCTCGTAAACAAGCGAAAACCATCAATCTGGGCATGATGTATGGCATGGGGGTCGCTAAATTAGCCGATCAGCTGGATATTGAGGCCAGCGAGGCCAAAGTTTTGGTGAAACAGTACCATGACCGTGTGCCTTTCGTAAAAGCGTTGATGAACGGGGTTACAGAACGCCTAAACAGCAAAGCCAGTGGCGGCGCGATAAGCTCTATCCTCGGACGCAAGTGTCGTTTTAACCTCTGGGAGCCCGATTCGTTCGAAATGACCAAGGCGCTGCCGTACCAAGAGGCTGTTCTGGAGTATGGAGACACCTGCCGCCTCAAACGGGCGTTTACCTACAAAGCTTTGAACAGGCTAATCCAAGCGTCCGCCGCGGACATGACCAAGAAAGCAATGGTCGATCTATACAAAGAAGGGTATCTGCCAATGCTGCAAGTGCATGACGAGCTTTGTATGTCTGTAAAGACAAAAGAAGAGGCCGAAGGTATTGCAAAGATAATGATAAATGCAGTACCATTAGAAATCCCTAGCAAATGTGATGTTGAAGTGGGTCCGAACTGGGGAGAAGCTGTTTAGAGGCTTGGCGTACTGCTCGACTAGCGCCTACCACTTCCAACTGCCCTCTTGTCTTAAACCGCAAGAGGGTTTTTTCTTGCAGGTTCCCATAAACTCCTATATGGTCGGCCGTGAAGCGACGAGGATTGCCTTATGGATACTACAAAATGGAAAAGTGTTCTTGTACCAATCGAGGTTTACAAGGAAATAAAACTGGATTCCGCGGCCAACGGACGTACAATAAGTGGACAACTCCGAGTTATGTTCGATGTATATGCCCAAAACCGCGATAAGAACGTTGACACCTCCCATAAAGTCGCGTATAAATGACTTAGACATTCTCCAATGTTTGATTAGTGACTAAGCCCTCAGTTCATGTCCTGACTGAGGGCTTTTTCTTTGTTTAAATAAATTTACTTGACTTTATCCCATATCATTTTTATTCTGTAATTAGTAAAACAGGAGAATGATAATGGGACTTGATATGTATTTAACGGGTGAGAAATTTCATCCAAATCGCACCGGAACATTGCGCGAAAACGTAGATGGTTATCCGGTGCAAAGTAAAATTCTAGACTTGGGTTACTGGCGCAAGCACTGGGCTCTGCACGAGTATATCGTCAACCAATTTCCGGCAGGGGAATACAAAGTCGAACTGGACAGCGATAAACTCAGAGAAATCGCTGACCACGTTAAATGCGGGAAGCTGGTCGATCCAGACGATGGAGAAGAAATGCCGCATTATAAATCAGTGTACGAGTTTCACCGAGAGCCCGAACAGGTGAAGCGCACCGTTGAGGTGCTTACAAGAGCAGCGGATTGGTTGGATCGAAACGATAATTTCTGGCGCAGCGTTTATTATGAAGGAAGCTCCTAATGACCCTAGTCGTAACACACTGCCCAAAATGCAAAGTAAAAATGCAAGCGATAGACAGTCGAGAGCACACAGCCTACGGCTTTCCAACCATGAAACGCCGCCGCGCGTGTACGAAATGCTCTTTCAGAATAACAACAATCGAATTGCCTATTGATCTGGGTGATTCTATTTTTGAGGATGAATAAATGAGTAAAATGCGAGACGAAATAATCCGTCTAAAAGAAACGCCCATTAAAGAAGATTGCCCCGTTTGCGAAGGAGATGGGTACATAGAAATCGAAACCCCCAAACACGCTAACTTTAATCGCGATGTGGGGTATTTAGATGTTGATAAAGAACAATGCGAAACGTGCCAAGGGGAAGGTAAAGTAGATCGGTTGTGCTCCGAATGCGATAACCCAGTGACACAAATTCGCGGCCCGCGGGCCACGGTTTGCGAGGAGTGTGCAGATGAGTGACATCACAAAAATAACAGGCCTTAAAGGCGCTACCGTTGCCGAGCAAATTAACTTGCAAAACTCTATGCGGCCTCATCCTCAAATGAGCGGCCGGGGGCATGGCAGGCTTGGAAAGAACAAGACCGTCCCTAAGTCCGGACCGTTTTTTAACCGCGAACGAATTGTTCTACCTAAGAAACGTCAGGACATGCTGTATTTTGTACGAGAAGTTGTACGATCTCTTAGACAGCACCCGCCAAAACAGGTCTTACACGATGTTTTTGAAGCGGCTGACGTGGACTTTACAACCCATCAATGGGCACTCTTGATGGCTCAAAAGGTGCAGTACTTTGATTGCAACGAGATCAAAGATTATGTTTACGATAATCTTTCAGAGATGTACCCGGCCCCAGATGTTCCACCATCAAAGGATGCTGTTTTACCCGCGCAATTTGTAGGACTATATATCTCTGATTTTAAAATCCTAAAAAAAGATCCGGAAAATATTCTAGACGGGCTAATAATGTGTTCTCCCGTTAATCCGGGCATAGGTACAGAAGACGAAAAATATGGGAAAAATTACCTAGTCAACTTTTTGTCTCCAACTGGATTGATGGGTGAAGCCTCGCTAACTTTTTGTGGAATTGTAGACATAGTCAAAGGGACTTGGGTTGAAAATGTAATGGGAACTAACACGCGCGGTTTTTTTAACAAAGAAGAGAACGACGCAATTAACCTGTTTAATTACACGGTTTGTAGAATGGCTTGCGGATTAGTTCAAACTATTAACACACCCAGTTTTGTAAGGCAGACGAAAAAGGATGTGAGCCCGTTAAAACGAGCCCGTTTTAAAAAAACAATCGGACGGTTCTCGCCAGACTCTTGGAACATGGTTTCGTGGAATGTCGGCAGTGAAGTCGAGCAAAAAGAATACAACGAAGGAAGCGGCACACGGCAAGCAAGGCACTTCCGTCGCGGGCATTGGAAGAACGCTCAGAAAGACCACCCAAAGTCGGTGTTAAAAGACGGGCGCTGGATGACATATATTCACGGCTATATGGCGGGACACCCGGCGTTTGGCGTCAAAAAGAATTACCATTTACCAAGAAAGGAAGACACATGATCGATGACAGAGTGTGCATTTACTATATGATAGACCGTATCGAAGGAATTAAATCCGACGATGGTCTGGCAGAACTTCGGGACGAATTGCTTCGTAACCTCGGCGTCAATGCAAGACATAAACACAAAAACCCCGACGCGCTGGTCGCGGACCTCCCGCCTATAAAACCAGCCAAGAAAGGAAGACCTCGTAAAAATGGATAAGATCGAACTAGCCGGGTTAATAGGCTTTGTTGCAGGACTAACGGTGGGAGCCGTACTCTCAGGAATAATTATAGGAGTACTATTATGAGTAGAGAAGAAATGGATTATGCTTTAGATCAGGCGTTTAAAGCGGTGTTCGGCGAATTGCCACCAAGCGGAACAGAACTGCGCCGTCAAGAAATAGAAAAACAAATGCTGGCTAAAAAAGAAGTATCCTTCGAAGATATGAAATTTATATTTGATGGAAATAATCGTGAGGCCAGCCATGAACGGAAAGTGGCGCTTTCTGGTAGTGCTCAACCAACAAACAACAGTGGTTAAAATGAAGCTGGCCTCTAAAATAACTTAAATCAAAAACAAAAGGTGCGCAACGATGTTAGACTTAGAAAAGACGGTGGAAGACATTTTAGAAGTCTGCCCGCCAAACCTGTCCGGCCCAGACATCGCCGTCATAATAGCCAACATCGTTGCCGCATATAACTCAGAAAGGATATGGCCCCTCGTGTCAGAAATGGCAGGGGCATTTCTGTATGAGGAAATCGATAAACAAAAAATGCACTGAGGGAAAGCAACATGGATGACGATAAACTAAACTCGTTCCAACAAAACGAACTGAAATGGCTCAGACGCCAAGTCGATAGACTGCAAGACGAAAAATATAAAACCGATAACGAGCAATATACCCGACGACTGAATGTCGAACGCGAGCTCTGGTCCGCTAAAGAAGAACTAAGCACCTTCGTCAAAAATCTACGAAAAGCCGGTAAACAAATATGATACTCGACATATCTCTACATGCCCTCGCAAAAATGACCTTCGAAGAAGCACTGAAAACCACGCGATATGGAGACACAATAATATACCATGTCGGATCATACGCAGGCGGTAAACATAAATTCGCGGCCCTCGAAGCAGCGCAAAAAGGTTTCGTCTCGCTGGTGCAAAAACGAAAGGGAACAGGCCTGTTCGAGTACTCCGCACAACGAAGTAAAAAAAGGGTAAGTTGACTTTCTCCCATATCTGTGTTAAGATGGTTTTGAGGGTTAGGACAACTCTCAAAACGCTTTTTGACAATTAGGAGAATGTAAGATGGACTTCATTGAATTGATGTTTGGAGATTTGCTCAAAGACCCCGAAAAAGAAAAAAGGGAAAAAGAGCGAGTAAAGAAAAACAACAGAGATCGATACCACGCTAAGAAATTAGCCAAAGAAATGGACATCGAACTAACCATCGAACGGCACACCCACGATTGGATTTGTATAGTAGAATACTACAAAGACACCGTTGGGCCCAAAGGATGGGACGATAATCTGTGCTGTAAGTGCTGGCAAGAAGTGCGAGACACGCTCGAAACAATACAGGAAGAACAACAATGTACGGCCAAACACTAAGAGAATACGTTATGGCTATGCACCAGTTCGATATCGTCTGGATGCCAAAGCATAAAGATCAAGAACCGCCGTTCTGAAAACTGGTCGAGTTATGCGCCACCCTTCTGAAAATAAGGCCCTGCGCTAAATGCGTGGGGCCTTTGGTTTGGGGGGCATGGAAAGTTGTGCGGGGATCGCGGGCCGCGGAACTTAAATTACGCGGTTATAGTATATAGGCCAGAAAAAAAAAAAAAAAAAAAACTGTTTTCAAGCCGTAACCACCGTAACTTATGTAACTTGTCATTTAACAGTATATATATAAAGAATAAATTTGGTTACATAAGTGGTTACACAGAGAAAGTACAAATATGTAACCAAAAAGATTGATGTTGCGTTAAGGGGGGCGGGGGAAATTTTTTATAAAAAGTTTTTTCTGGCCTATATAACTGTAGCGGTTATATAAGGGATTTATCTGATAGTTAATTAATGAGGATAGCATGACCAAAGCGAGAAGAG